CCAGCTTCAATTAAAACATCTGATTGAGTTACAAATGTTGCAGACGTAAATGATGAATTCTCAATTACAGCGGCCGGTCTAAATGATTGCGGGAATCCAGAAGGTTGTGTTCCATAGCTAACGAATGCTTGGCCTGCCCCATAAGAAGTGATTAGAATTTTTTGACCGCTTGGAACGTTTAAAATCTGCGTTCCGTTTTTTGAAATAAATGGCATTTTTTTCCTTTAACCTACTCTGTACCAGACTTTAGAAACGTTATCGAATCGCAATCTGAAAAATGAATTTGCTGTTAATGATGTTGGTGCTCCAGTTACAGTAGAACCATTTCCATTAATTGCAAGCGCTGTCACTGCCTGAGTGCTATTAACTAAAATTTCCTGACGGTCTACACAGTTTGCAAGCAATGGCAAAATCAAAGTGCCTGCTGCAAATGACCCGGTTGGTGTCAATACAAGCCAAACGCTATTACTAGCATTGTTCACCTGTACGCTGAACCCTGTCGCGGATGGTGATGAGTATTGCGTTAGTTTATCGTCATTGGCTGTAATGCCGGTTTGAAAATAAGTTTTTAAAGTTGAGAATGACGACTTTCTAGTGTCGCCATTATTTGTACTGAAAAATGGAACTTGATCTCCGTCTGAGACCGAATCCATTGTCGTTAATTGGTTAATAGTTGTCATTTAATCCTCAGAGAAATTCTAAAGCGCCATCGTCACCAACCAACAACCGATCAACTGGCTGGCCAAAGAATGGAGCGTCAGAAGCAGAGTTTTTATTTCCAGCACCAGTCGGCAATGTAGATGTGTATTGCATTTCCATTGGCATAGAAAACCTTAAAAGCATGGCATCGTATGCAGCCTTGGCGCCGGATCTGGTTTCTAAAGAAATCCCTTTGCCAAATGATGGGGCAATCTTCATGGCCAAATTTAAGCAAATCGCGTCAATAGCTGAATCTGGAACCAAAGTGTCGGTATCTAAATCACTGTTGTTTGGGCTTGCTGGCAACGGGAAGCCAAGACGAATGCCTTTGGCGTTCCACATCGCAATCATTGAATCTAGTTTTCTGAGCGCACTTTGCAGTTGGTCTGCTGTTAAATCAAATGTATAAGGCGCCAATCCGATTTCATCAAACGCTTGTTCAATAAACTGTCTTTTAGTCCAGCCCATGCTTATTCTGCTTTTGCCGGTCTGCCGCGCTTTTTAGGGGCGTCTTCTTGTGGTATTGAATTGATAGCCTCTGGTGGCGTTTTAAACCATCCCTCAGCGATTTTTGAATCTACATCTTCATCGCATACGATGATGTAATCAATAAAGCCATCATCCACTTGAAATTCACCGTCTGGTTTGTAAAGCATGGTCTTATTCATTTTTTACCCTTTTGGTACATTTTTTTCCCTGCCTTGGCTGCTGCTTCTTTTGCTGATGAAAGAGCAATGGCCACGGCTTGCTTTTGTGGCTTGCCTGATTTCATTTCTTTTTTAATATTGCTTGAAACGGTCTTGGCTGAATAGCCTTTTTTTAACGGCATGATTACCCCATAGTAAAAGAGGTGGATTTCTCCACCCCCTTTATTACACTACAAAATCAGGTCTGAGAGAACAGCATAATGCCGGACATTTCAGGCTGCTTGTTTACCACGCCGTAGAGCACGTCCATACGGAACTTGGTGCGCATGGTGTTGATATCGTACTGCTTCTGCATCACCACCTCGATGCCTTGGTCAGTGCTGGCTCGCATTACTGCTGCACCCGCGTCGCTTGGCACGGCATAAGAAGCTGGCAGAATCTCCAGCGCGTCTTTTTGCCAGAAAGGATTAACGTTTGCATCCACGGTGTTCAGGAACGTAATGGCTGCGCCGTTGGCCGGTGTTGCAGTACAGTTTTTGTATTGCGCTTCGGCATCGGTTGAGCCACCGCCAGAAATAATAGGCGGGGAAATCTGAACGGTACCAGTACCACCAGCACCGGTAACAATGGCGGTCACTCGGAAGGTTTTGAGTTGGCCTGTGTCAGCTTTGGTGATTGCGTGAACGTTATTCACACCCAAGATTGTGAAGGCATCGCCAACACGAACGGTGCCGGAAGTCACGGTAATTGCAATGGTCTGGTAACGGTTATCAACGTTAGCGGTTTCACCAGTGGTGGCCGTGCTTGTTGCTTTTGGCGTGTAGTATTGGTTAGCGCCGTTAATAGAAACGGTCACACCTGCGCGAGCCAGCAAACGGTTTGCATAATCCAGTTTGAAAGTTTCAAAACCGGCGATGTTACCAACGTATGCTTTTTCGTATGCAGTTGTAGGTTTGCCTACCATGTTTGCACGGTTGGCCAAGTTGCTTGCCATGTTGTTGTAATCACGGGTAGACAAGGCCATGTAACGATCAAATGACTGAACGCCGGTTTCATTCATAATGGCATCAGCAGCGGCGATATCATCAAAGCCAGATGCAGCGGCGGTACGCTTAACAACCAATGTGCCCTGAGTTGCTGCCACGTTCATAATGGCCAAGTTAATATCGGCGGCCAACTTTTGTTTTGCCGCATCACCCAAACGACCTTCTTGCAAGGTATCGCGCAATTCGGTTGCGGTCATTGCCCAAGGCGCTGAACGGCTAAAGCCAATAGTAGCAGGAACGGCCAATTGCGTTGAATCCTTAAAGTTGGATGTCATGTCCGTGCCGGAGAATGACTGAGCAACGTAAGGCATTGGGCGCCAAATGATGTTGTTTGAACGCTCCATTGAGGATGAGTCTGTGTTGTATACGGACACGTTACGTGACAGCACCAAAGCGTCGTTAAAACCTTCAAGGACGTTTTCAAACGCGACGCGTTCTTCTTTGCTAAATGCGTTAGGCATGTTTAATACTCCAAATTAAATTAAGTTGATTTCTTGCGAAGTTGTTGTTTATAAGCAATTACCTTGCTCATGTTACCGGTTTTTTCTGCTTCTGCCCTCAGGCGCTCTAATGTCGAGTCTACCGAACCTGAGCCGGAGCCACTCCCACGGATTGCCTTTTCTGGCGGTGGTGGTGATTTCTTGCTGCTTACTTTCAATTGCGTCTCCAGTTTTCCGATTGCGATAGCAAATTTCACGGGGTCATTAATTGCTGCTAGTTCTTTTGCCTTCTTGGGGTTCTTTCCAAGCGCGTAAACGATCAATGCGGGGTCATCAGCGCCGTGCAAGATAATCCCTTGCATTGTCTGGCTGAAAGTCTCCTGAACGGCATACTCGGCTTCGTCATAGTCTTTAACTTTTAACTTCTGCTTTGCTTCGCCATACGCACTTAAACGGTTTTGCCATTCGCGCTGTTGCGCTTGCTGCTCTAGCTCTACTTTATGCTGTTGCTCGCTGACTAATCGCTTTTGTTCGTACCATTCTTCAAGGGACTCCTCAAACTTTTCCGCGTCATAATCAAACTGTTCCAAGGTTGGTTTTTTACCAAGTGTAATAGGTTTCTCAACCTCTGTTGTGCGTTGGTTTAACCTTGCTTCCAGCTCTTTTTTTTCGCGTTGAAGTTCTCGGTAGTTTTTCCGCAAATCTCTAACCCACTCGGGAGCGGGTTTTTCTTCCTCTTGAGGTGGCGACTCCTCACCAATGCTAACCGTAATTTCTTCTTCCGCTTCTTGCTCGTCTTGGCTGTCGTCGGCCTCAATATCGACATTTTCGACTTGCTCGATTTCTTGTGCTTCAGAATCGATTACTTCTTCATCAAACTGCTCTGCCTTTTCTAGCATTTAATTACCCGTAAAAAAACTCGCTAATTCAAAATGGTTTAGCGGAATACCATATTTTTTAAACCAATGGCGGTGTGCCAGGTTGTTGTTCCTGTGGTTGCTGGCCTTGAAAAGCACTGCCAAGCAATTGCAAATCTTCAAACGCTTGCTTGCGATCAACCTCTGAAATTTCGGCCATCGTCTTAAGCGTCTTTGCCTGAGTTTCTTCAGCCTTGGCCACAGTCAATACAGTGTCAGCACGCGCCTTTGACGCCTCTGCATCGGCTTGGTTTGCTGCTGCCATCATGTACTGTGTCTGTGGGTCTGGCTGGGCTTGTGCGGCCTGTTCTTGCATGGCCTGCATTTCTTCCTCTGTTGGCTTAACCGCGCCCATGTTCACAAGACGCTTACGGAAGAAGTCACGAACCTCGGAAACGCCTTCGCCTTCCATGTTCATCATGGCCATTGAGCCAAGAACCTGCATTGTCTCTGGGTCTTGTGTAATGGTCATCATTCCCGTGATTGCGCGAACCGTTGCCGCTTTCTTGCTGCTGCTTGACGGTCCAACATCCACGGCGATATCAAAATTGGCTTGGGACAAATCGTTTTCAAATTCTGTCTCGCCAGTTTCACCGATCACAGGCCGCATCAATTCAACGGTTGAGACCTCGCCTTGCTTGCCAATCGCTTTTATATTTCTGCCTTCTTCCACAAAAATATCTTTGGCCATGCTGAGCCAAATTTCTCCTGAGCGTTTAATCGCTTTCGCCATGTTGGACATATAAATAAACGTCTGCATATCCAAGCGCTGCTGAATCATCTCCACGGCCTTACCGGAAATGTTGCTAACCATCTTTTCGGCGTTCTCAGGGCGGCCTAGAACGTCAGCCATATCCTGCTCGGTAACCTGCATCAATGCCACCATAGCAGGGGGAATGTTAGGCGCTGTCTTCATCCCAATCGGGCCATTAGCTACCGGCTGACCGTTCATGTCGGTCATTGGGTTTGCGAGCAAATAAGGATAGTTTTTAACGTTATCCTCTGCCCACATTACCTGATGCCCAGCCATTTGTTCGGGGGTAAAAATAGGCTTGTCCATGCTGCTGAATGCCGCAATCTCTCCAAGTTTTGAGAGTTGCATATTCTTTAAACGTTGTGAATCCTTGGCCAAACGAACGTGCCCCATGCAGCGCTCGATGTTGTCTACGAACCAGCGCTTGCCGTACACCGGAACAATAGGAATGTTCTTGCCTGCAATGTATCCGCAATCCTCCAGAACCTTGCCACCAGAAAGAATATACTTGTGCACCTTGCGGCGCTTTACTTTCTTTTTCCTGATTTCTTTTGTGCCAATTGCAGCAAGTGATTGCTCAAGGTTTTCGTCAGCTTCAAAATCAGACTCGGAATACTTTTCTTCCTCACCATCAATAGTCTCAAATACCCTAATGGTTTCCGAAACTTCTTCCACACGGTAATACTCAGCAATATAGACAACATTTGGGGTATACCAATCAAACTCGGTATGCGTGATTGTTTTAGGCCAATCGCTCGGGTCATCTCCGTATTCGTCACGATAAGCGTCACGGCTCATAGAGGAAATCACAAAGCATCGTTTGGCGTCTGATTTGTCTTGGCGCTTTGCGTCTAAATCAAAGAAAACCGACGAGTCCGCATCGAATATAGGCTCAATCCTAATTCTCTGACGCTCATCTTCATCGTCTTCCTCATCTTCGTATTCAGCACGAAGTCGCCAAGCGCCAAACCCACCAGCCACCGCTTCCTCGAAAGCATTGTCGTAGGCTTCTTCTGCCGTGCTATCTTGCTCATCGGCACGATAAAGACCGTCGCAGGTATCTGCGAGTGAGTCAGCCTTTTTTCCATCCTTGCTTACAAAATCAACAGTAATGCGATTATTTCTGTATTCGTTAATAATGCGAATCACTGCCAGATGGATTTTGTTTACTTCAAACTTTGGCTTATTTTCAAATTGCTCACCAAGTGGGCCTTCCCACTGTGCGCCAGCAATAGAATAAAATCTACGATCTTCCAAGCATTGCATCCGCTCATTTTTAATAGCGGACTGAATAGAATCGAACTCATTGCGAGCCGTTTCTAATACGTTATTAAAATGCTGTTCTTTAGTTAATCGAGACATAATTCCCTTTAGTTTCTTTATTCTCTACCATTTGTTACTTGTTGGCAACGGCACGAATATTTTAGGCTTATTTGTTACTGCCCTTCTGACACCCTCACAAGCATATCTTAATGCGTCAATTATGTGGTTTTTCTTGTCATCCAGAATTGGAAGTATATTGCCTGTTAGTTTGTCGATCTTATAACTGTAAAGCGTCAATTCGTCAATTGTGTGTTTACACCTTGGATGCACCACAATATCGTAGGTTTTTAAAAACTCTATTCCTTCCTCTAAAGACTTCGGCCCCTTTACCGCAGGCATAATCTTGGGGAACCCGTTTCGCCTCATGTGCGATATTGTTTCTGGCCTTGCAGAGTCAGCCACCATTGGCCACTTTTCAGAATCAGGAACAGTAAAAAATAAGTCCGGAGTGTCCATGATTTCACACCCAACACGATACACTTCATGGTCGATGTATAAAGTTCTGCCAATAACATGACAACGAACTAAAACAGTCGGGTCTACTGAAAACCCCCAGTCAGCACCGAGCCTATGCGTTACATCTGCTGGCGCCTCGAATTCCTCTATTCGCCAATTATGGAAAACCCGCGAATTGCTGTTCTTGTTGTACTGGCCTAGCCAAACGTGGGCGTACTTGTCTGGGTCTCGGCGCTTGTCGTATTCCATTTCATTCCGTAGAACCTCTGGAAGCCACGGGTTATCCATATAATTGACTTCTATTACCACGGCTTCAGGTGGCCTTGTATCGCCCTTTAATAGAGCGTCTACTGGATCAGTCGCTTTGTTCGGGTTCCAAGTGAACCACAATTCGGAGTTCGGCTTTCGGATTGTCGGGCGAAGCAAATCTAATGACCGCTGGCTTAAACTCTGCGCTTCCTCAACCCATGCGCAATCGTATCCCTCCAGTGACTTGATAGAATCTGCCGTATGGTTTTGCATGCCTTGGAAGATAATCATCCCGTCACCCTTGCGTGACTTAATAACGGATTCCTGAACCTCAAAATATGCACCGGCGTTCATTTGCTCTATCTTGGTTTCCAGCAGACGCTTTACCGACTGATTCAGAGACTTTTGAATTTCACGAACGCACACGCTTCTACGCTTGGCATCCATAATGTGCGCCTCGATCATCAACTCAGCGAACAAATGTGATTTCCCTGACCCCCTGCCGCCCCATGCGCCCTTGTAACGGCTTGGCTCAAGCAAGGGGATAGCCCACTCTGGCGTGGCAATTGAAAGGGTTTTACCCATTCTTAACGATCACTCGCTCAATCCTGGCAATTTCCAACGG